TATGAGGAAGATAAATTAAAACGTAAATTTATTGGTGCTGATGGCCAAGAGATTTTATCTCATGCTGATGGTACATCTTCTTTTGGTAAGGCTGGTAAGTTTGCTCGTGGTAAATTAAATGCATTATGGAAAGATGGTTTTGGTCGTATCGGTGATATGATTAAAGAAACCCTAGGTTCTGATGCATTTAAAAACTGGAATGAAAAAGACCGTGACTTATTCATGAATCCTGCTAAGCTTGCTGGTAAAGGTTTAGCTGGTGGTGGTGCAGGTGCTTTAATTGGTACTTTATTCGCTCCAGGTGTCGGTACTATTATTGGTGGTTTAGCTGGTGCTGCAGGTAATATCCTAAGAGAATCTGAAACTGTTAAAGGTTGGCTATTTGGTCAAATAGGTAAAGATGGTACTCGTCAAGGTGGTGTATTCTCTCGTAAGACACAAGCCTTAATGAAGAAATATCTTCCTGATATGGGTGCATGGGGTACCGTAGGTTCTGTAGCTGGTTTATTAACTGGCTTTGGTCCTGTTGGTGGTGCTATGCTTGGTGCTGCTATAGGCTTTGCTAAGAATAACCAATCTATTTCTGATAAATTATTCGGTACACAGCTAAAAGATAAAGATGGTCATATTATTGGTCGTGCTAATAATGGTATCTTATCTAAGAAACAACAAGCATTCTTGAAGAAATCTTATAAGACTATGCTTCCTGGTGCTTTAGCTGGATTAGTTTTAGACCCTACAGGTGGTTTCTTAACTAATATCGCATTTGGTGCTGGTGGTAGTTTATTACTTACATCCGATAAATTCCAAAACTTCATGTTAGGTAAACGTGGGTTTGATGGTAAACGTCGTGGTGGTGTAGTTGGTAAACTAGAGTCTGCTCTTACTGCACCAATTAAACTATTTGCTAAATCCATTACCGATACCAAGGAAGGTTGGATAGGTAAATCTATCGTTAAACCAACAGCTACACTCTTCAAAGGTTTAGCTGGTGAGATTAAAATGGCTTGGCGTAAAACTAATATCATGGATGTAATAGGAACTGCTTGGAGAAAAGCTATCGAAAAGACAGTTGGTATTCCATTCATGCATAAATTAGAAGAAAGCTTCTTAAAACCATTAAAATCTAAAATTGGTAGTTGGATAGGCTCTATATTCAAACCAATCAAAGCTGGTGGTAGCTGGCTTAAAGGTAAAGTAGCTGCTGGATTTGGTAAACTAGGTGAAGCTGGTGACTTACTAATTGACCGTCAACAAATGCAAGGTCTTGGTGCTGCTTTAGGTATGTCTGCTAGAGAACGTCTAGAACGTGGACAACAACGTGGATTAGACGGATATAAATACCAAACTATGGATACTAAGTTAGTTGGTATGGATGCTGGTCAGTTAAATACTTATCGTAACTCCTTATATGCTATGCTTGATGGTGATCAAATTCATGATCATAAAGTCGATACTATTAAAGCTGCTAGAGAAAGATTCTATGGTAATAAACGTGACTTAGAAAATGGTTGGACTAAGAAAGGTGCAGATGAAATTGCTGTAGCTTTAGATAAAGGAGAACCATGGATTAAGATTAAGAAAATTATCTTAGATCATCACTTACCTGCAGAATCTGAAGAGTTCTTATTACGAGAAGCAAGAAAAACTTATGATGAAGTCACTGCAATGACTGATATGCAAAAGATTTCTGCAGAAGAACGTGCTAAGATTCAAGCAGAAACTGAAAAGTCTCTTGGTCTTGAAGAAGGTGCTTTAAATTCTCGAAGTACAACTAATGATATATTATCTACAGTCAATAATGAACTTAGTGAACGTGATGTAGATGAAACATTGGGTTCTAAAACTGAAGTTGTAAATGAAAAGATAGTTACAGCTATGGATACATCTGTCCAATACTTAGATAAGATGAATCTACAATTAGCAAATATCGCTAGTCTTATTTATTCTGGTAAACCTATCAATGATGATATCATGAGGGAATACAATATAAATAAGAATGGTACAGCAACTCCAGAAGATGCTGCTTCTGCTGATGCATCATTACCTACAGGGTATACTAAATCTGGTGATAAGTATTATGATGCTCAAGGACGTGAAGTAGTTAAAACTACTGATGGTGGTTTTAAATTAGCCGATACTGAATCTAATAGTGATATTAAGAAAGAGGCTGAAGCTAAAGAGAAACGTGAAGATGAACGTTTTGAAAAACTAGAAGATAGTATCAATAAGAATGGTAAAGATGACGATAAGAAGAAAGATAAAGACAAAGGTGGTATCTTTGGTAAACTTAAAGGTGCATTAGCTGGTCTTATAGGTCTTGGTGGATCTATGGGTGGTTTATTAATGAACCTAGGTAAAGGTATTGCTGGTGCTGGTATTGTTGGTTTATTTGCTCCTCAATTAATTAAAGCTATGCCTGCAATTATTGATGCAGTAAAACAAAATGCTAAGCCTATTGCTGATTCTGTATCTTCTGTAGTCACTGAAGTCATTCCTCAAATCACTAAGAACTTATTCCATAGTATGGCTGATTTTATCACTGACCCTAAAGTTGGTGTAGTATCTAAGTTAATCGGTACAGTTGCTGTTGGCGGTCTTATGGCTAAAGCGGTATGGCCTCTAGTTAATGTAGGTAAGACTATATTCTCTATGGGTAAAGGTCTATTCACTTGGTTTAGAGGTTCTTCTAAGAAGACTGAAACTGAGATGACTATTGCAGCTAATGCTATGAATCGTGCAGCTGCTGCTATGGAACTTATGGCTGCTACTGGTGGTAAAGGTGGACCTAACTATTCTCAAATGGCTAAGAATATGGGTCTTAGTGGCGATATATCTCCTGGTGGCGGTTATGGTAAACCTGGTAAGAAAGTCCCAGGAAAGAAACCTGGTGGACTTAAAGGTAAACTAGGTGGATTCTTTAGTAAGTTTGGTGGACCTAAAACTAAACTTGCTGCATCTATAGCTGCTACTGTTGGATTGGATTATGCTCTTGATTCTATGACAGCAAGTGCAGCTGAACCAGAAACTATGGATCCTAATATGGCCGGTTATGATACAACTGGGAACGGCGATATTCCTGTAGGAGCAAATTACGATGCTTCCAGTGAGGAAGTACAGCAAGCCACTCAAAACGTCGATTCTGACGATAAAGGTGGTTATGGTGTAACTGATATAGCTATGGATGCTGGACAATGGTATCTTACTGATAAAGCTGTCGGTGCTGTATGGGATAAGGCTACAGGCGGTGGTTCTACTGCGGCTGAAGCTGGTGGTGGAGCTGCTACTGATGCAGGTAAAGCTGCTGTTAAGAATGAATCCAAATTATCTCAAATTGCCAATAAGATGAGTAAAACTGCCGAATCCACTAAAGGTATTGCTGGTAAGATATTCAGCTGGGTTTCTAATGGTGTAACTTCCATGCTTAATAAGATTGGTAGTGTTATGCCTAATAAAGAAGTTGCTGGTCGAATTGCTAAAATGGCTGGTGAAGCTGGTAAACGTGTAGCTGGTACTTTGATTAAACGTGCTGCTGCTGGTATTGCTAAGCTAGCATCTAAAGCATTAGCTGTTGGTGCTGGTGTCGGTGCTGTATGGGTAGCTTATGACGTTATCTCTGGTATCGTTGGTGGTGTATGGGATTGGTATAATATTGCTGATATCGCATATGATGCTAACGTAGATACTGGTGTTAAAGTTATAGCTGGTGCTTCTCGTACTATCAGTAATATTTGTCTTAACTTAATCGATGAACAAGATATCTTTAACGTATTGGCTGGTATATTCTATGATATGACACCATTCCGTGAAGATATTAAACGTCGTATTCAAGAGTACAACGATAATCCTGATACTCATCCTAAAGGTGCTCCATCTAAAATCTCTACAGCTAAAGAATACAATGATATCTTTGCTAAAGGACTTTGGGATAAGGCTAAAGAAACAGCTAAAGATGTCAAAGACTGGGTTAGCGATAAAATCGATAGTGCTAAAGAAACAGTTAAAAGTGTAGCCGCTAATCTCGCTGGTAAAGCATCCAATGAAGCTCAATATGTATGGAATAAAGCTAAAGATGTAGCATCTTCAGCAACTAACGCTATAGGTAATGAGCTATTATACATTGGTGGTAAAGCTATGACTGGTGTAGAATGGTTATCAGCTAAGGCTCAACCAATCTTAACCATGTTTGGTAAAGCTGGTGAATTAATAGTTAACGGTATGAAAGCTGTCGGTACTACAGTAAAAGACACTGTTGGTAAAGTTACAGGATTCTTAGGGGATATGGTACAAGGTGCAAACCAATGGCTAAAATCCAAAGGTATTGATATTGGAGCTATTCCTGGTAAAGTAACTCAAGCTGCTGGCGATGCTTGGTCGTTCTTGAAAACTGGTGCTAGCACTATAGCTGATAAAGTTTCTAATGAGTATACCTATGTGAAAAATGGTATATCTAATAACTTGACTTGGGCTAAGAATGGTCTAATGTCTATCGGCCAAGGTATAGCAGACCGTGTAGGTGGTAACCAAGCATCTAAAACTGGTCAAAGCAAATATGGTCGTGGTGCTTTCTTTAAACAAAACGATCCAATGTTTGCTAACTTACCATATCAAAACTCTACTGAGTCTACTGGACAAACAATTGGAGATTCTGGTTGTGGTCCAATAGCTGGTGTTAATGCTATTATAGCAGCAAAACACGGTATGGGTGGTGCTGATCCTGTATCTGCTGTTAACTATGCAGCTAAGAATGGTTATAAAGAAACTAATGATGGTACTAAACCTGGATTCTTTAAATCATATGCTAAATCCCAAGGTATGGATGCAGATAACTTGTCTAAATCCAATGTAGCTGATAGCTTAAT